GCCGCAAGTTAGCCGTGTTCTTCTCGTAGGCCTCCCGCTGCGCATCCAGCGCTTGGTTGTTGGCCTTCTTGTTCTTCTTCGATGACAGGTAACCGCCAACAAGGCTGATACCTGCGCCCGCTACTGCGCCCCAAGACATGGTGCCTCCTTGGTGATGAGAGCCGGCGCTTCCGGCTCGATGAACTTGGCTTCGATGGAGGCAACGTCCCGCAGCTTGGTGGGATGGACGTTGACCCAGACAACATCGGTGTGTGTGTAGCCGGCCTTCTTGCAGCCTGGCTCCGAAGTGAAAATTGCCGGCGCCTTGATGCGCTTCATCCCGTCTGGCGTGGTGACGGTGATCTCGCCTTGCATCAGGAAGTTGAGGGTTGCGAAGCGGTGAATCTTTCCGGTGAGGACAGTTCCGGCCGGGATGAACATCTCGCGGCCGTAGATGCCATCGGCCCAGTGATGGGTAACCGGGCATTCCGTCTGCTCGCACCGCTCAAGAATCTGGCGCTCAAGCTCGCGCAGCTCCTGGTACGTGGGCTTCTTGCCAATAGGCAATAGGTGCCCGTCACCGCCATCGCTGGCAGTGATCTGCGTGGTTTCCATGGATCAGCCCTCTGTAGGCTGCAGGCTCGCCACAGCGCCCAGGACGTCACAGCGACGGGGGGCGGTGCAACGAAGGCGGATGACGCGGTTACGGAAGGAACCGAGGCGGGTAAAGACGATGCGCTGCCCGTACTGGCCCACTTCGCCGATGGACTCCTCCTCCCAGTTGGTCCAGTTCATCCCGCCATCGTCGGAGTACTGCATGCGGAGGTAGTGATCGCCGCTGTTAGTGGCGTCGGGCTTGTTGCCGACGTCCATAACGATCTCAAGGCGTGGCATCAGCACCCGGGATTGGTTGTCCTGGGCGACAGGCGACGTGCACTCGCGCTCGATCTCGCGGTCACCTTCCAGAAAGTAGTCCCACGAGACCTCCCAGATGCGCCCCAACTGGAAGTCGCCCGCATACCAGCCGTTGCGCCACGGTGCCATGCAGCTGAGCCGCCAACGCTTCATCCCCTGCGAGCTTCGGCGGTGCCACAGCCGCGTAGAGGCGTCGTAGCCCCACGTCAAGCCGTCTGGGAACGTCCAGTAGACGACCGAATGGCCCGAGTCGTTCCAGACGAAAGAGAAAGCCTGCGCCCAGTTGAGGTTGCGAATAGCCTCCTCTACGGGCCGGGTGGAGATGCGGATCGGGCTATAGCCGTCCAGGCGGTAGAAGCAGCCGTCATCGCCCAGCCAGAACACCGTGTTGTCGGTCAGGTTGATCGTGTCCCGTCCGGCACATCCACGGTTCATGTAGACGCGCTTGGACTTGAACGGCTGGACCTGATCACCGCTGTTGTAGAAGAACTCCGCGCTCTTCTCGCTGAACAGAAGCAGCTCGTTGTTCGTCGTCGCCATGCCGACAAGCAGGTCTGAGTCCACTTCGGAGGTGAAGCGGTCAAGCTCGTTGTAGCTGCTGGCGTCAGCAAGGGCTGAGTTGAAGGCGAATCGACGCGCTGGTTCGATCTGTACCAGGTAGTTGTCGATGAACACTGCGTCCATCGCCCCCGGATAGCCAGAGTCAACGATCTTGGTCAGCGCCTGGGTGACCGTGTTGTACACGTAGCCCGAATAGCCGTTGACGATCAGCAACTCGTTGCCGTCAGTGATCTGGTTCTGCGCAAACTTCACCCTCTGGACGCCCGGAATCGTTCCACGCAGAACCGGCGTACCATCGTTGCCGATCTGGAACAGCTGCGTGCCAATGACCGCAAACAGCTTGCCGTTGCAGTTCCAGATGCCGCGCACGGCGCCTGAGCCAGCGTCGGCATAGGCCTTGAGTCCGGGGGCGGTCGCGTACCGCTGTGGAGTACGCGTGCCGGGGACCTCGGCCTGCGTCGGGATCCAGTTGCAAACGTCCTGCGACGACCACGACCTGACCTCATCGGCATAGGCGCTGCCGATGAGTGGGATTGGCTGGGTTCTCATCCGTTGTACCAGCTCGAACCGTTGAGGGTGTTGGACCGGTAGTGGGAGGCCTCAGGGGCGCTCAGGATCGGCCGGATGGGCGTCGCCACAGCCTGGTCCCGCATCAGGTCGTTGAGACCGGCAGCAGCCATCTGGGCCACCACGGCGGACGGCGCAACGCCGTACTCAGGGGCCAGCAGCACCGCAAGATTCGCGGCTACGGCCTGCTCGGCCTCCTCCGGAATGACGAGCTCCTCGGACGGGTTCTCATTCGGCACCCAGCCTAGCGAGATACCGTCTGCCTCCCAGCGCCGGACCATGGCATTAAGTGCCTGGATGGCGGTCTCCATGTCGGCCGCCTTGACCGGCTGCCGGGCGTCGATTACCTGGATAAGCCGCAGAGCCCTGCCCACGACCTTCGCTACGGTTGCCATAGGCAGGACTCCCTAAATGAGAGAGGGGCCCGAAGGCCCCTCTGGTGGATCACGAAGCGACAGCGATACCGGTATTCAGCAGGATGGTGCGAATCGAGTTCGCCAGCGCCTGCGTGGTAGTGGCGTCCGTCGCCTCAGCAGCGATGACCGGCTGGCCGCCGGCCGCATCGGTCACTGCGGTGGGGCCGGTAACGGTGGTGCCGTTGCCGATGGGGCCGACGAACAAGGTCTGATCGTGACGATCAGCGACGTTCGGGTTCTGCGTGGTAGCCATGTGGCCTCCTTAGGTCAGGGTCAGGTTGGACGGGTCATTGGCAACGCGGCATGCCCATTCCGGACGCATGGCACCGAAGCCCCACATGATGTCGAAGCGCATCAGGTTCAGATCGTTGGTCAGGTCAGAGCCTTCCACGACACGCATGGAGACACCCTCGTACTCGCGGCGGCTGTTCTCCCAGCCCTTCAGCTCCGGCAGGTCCACGGTCACGAACTGGAAGGCCTCCGGGCGGTAGCCCAGGTTGATGCCGTAGTTCGCGCTCGCATCGCCCGAGATGGTCACCGTACCGCTGGCACCGGTAGTCGGCGAGGCCACTACGTTCTGCTCGCTGCCGCTGGTGACGATGGCCGGGTAGATGCTCAGGTTGCCAGCGCCGCCGGCGTAGTCCTCGGTCACCACAAACTGACGCAGGTAGCCCAGCGGCTGCTTGGTCTGCGGATGCACCGCAACACAGCCTGCGAAGGTCACGATGGAGCCCTTGGTGATGGTGCCGGTACCGGTGCCGATGGTGATGACGCTGCCAGTCTGGTTGGCGCCGTTCACGCGGTAGGCAGTGGCCGCAGCAGTGCCGTTGGTGTGGAGCGGAGTGACGGTGGAGCTTGCCCAGTCGAAGCCCGAAGCGCGGCCGATGTAGCCATCCTCGTACTGCACATCGATCTGCTTCTGCGCGTTGAACAGACCACGCATGCCGTTGATCAGCGTCACGTCAGTGGCGTTGTTCGTCAGCATCTTCTTGGTGCCGGCGCCGCCACCGTTGTCCTCAATGAGCTTCTTGGCGACGTTGGCATAGCCCACGTTGGTCCACTGCGCCGTCGGATCACCCGTCTGGTTCGGCGTCCACTGATACATCAGGCTCTGTACGGCCGCCTCGACGTTGACCGCAAGGTCAGCGATCTGCTGGCTCAGGTAGCGGCGGTCGAACTCCTCGATATCCAGGGCCAGCTCGGCGCTGGTGTAGGTCAGGTCGAAACCAACCTGATCCTGGATGGTCACCGGGCGGACCAGGGTCTGCAGCGGTGCCGGCTCCGCCACACGGCCGTGACGAATCTTGGCGTGCTGCGGAATCGGGACGCGGACGTGATCGCCGATCTTCGGAGTGCCCTTGAACTCCGATGCGTAGGTCTTGGGGATGGCCTTCAGGGCAATGAGGGCCTCACTGAAGCGCATGAGCGCGCGGTCAGCGATCTTGTCGGTAGTGAGCAGCTGATTTGCCATTGCATGTACCTCTTGAAGTGGTTATCGCTTCTCCCTCCGCTTCCACTCGGCAATGCGCTGGGCCGGCGTGATGCTCGGATCGTCTAGATCGACCATCGACTTGCCGGCACCGGCCACCGTCTTGGGAGGCGGAGGGGCGTTGGTGGTTTTCTTGGGGGGCAAAACGGGGGCCGGCTTCTGCGGCACACCGCCAAACTTCTCGGCGAGCTTTGCGACCTCGCGCACACGTGCGAGGGGCGACAGGCTCAGCAGGCGGTCGGCTTCTTCGAGGTTGCTGGCGAGCGCGTAGGCGATATCGAGGTCGTTCTCGTCGCCCATGAACAGCTCAACCAGCGGCAGGTACTTGGGATCGGTGTTCAGCGGCGAGGACGACAGCTCGTCCATTGCGCCTTCACCGGCCCGTTCCTCGAACTCGCCGATCTTTGCCTTGATCGTTTCGGCGGCCTTGGCGCGCTTCTCTTGCTCAGCTCTCTGCGTTTCAGCCGCTCGTTCGGCCTCGCGCTCCTGCTGGTAGAAAGCCTTCAGTGCCTTGCTCTGATCGAAGTCGTTCTCTGCGAGCAGCTCCTCCCACGACTTGGCCGGCTCCGACTGCTCACCCGTAGGCGGCGCAGAGCCTTGCTTTTCGTGTAGCTCTCGGTAGATGCGTGCTTCGGTCTCGGCCTCGGCCTGACGCCTGACCCGTTCCAGACGTTTCTTCCAGTTCGACTTGCCTTGCTTCGGCTTGCCGTCGGAACCCGCCTCTGGTGCGTCTTGCTCCTCATCCACTTCAGAATCGGAGTCGTCCTCATGCTCTTCTGCCTGAGCAACAACAGGTCCCGGTTCGGCCGGGGATGCCTGCTGAAGCGCCTTCAGTTCGCTGGTGTCGTTTGATTTCAGCGGCGCAGCAGCGTCCGCCACCGGGGCCGACGCCCCGTTGGTTGCTTGGTCAGTCATGGTTCGCTCGTGTTCCGGAATCCGTCCGGTTCGGTGGCTCGCCTACTGCGGCGGCATTCCTTCGTCCATAAAAAAACCGCCTTGCGGCGGCTCGTTCATCGGCATGGGTTGTGGCGTTGGCTCAGGGGGCGGTGCTCCATACGCAAGCTGCAGCGTCTGCGCGTCTGCGATGTTCTGGAGCTGCTGACCCTCAGCCTTGGCGTTGTTGAGCCTGGCGGATGCTGCCTTCTGCTCAGCATCGGCAATGTCCTTCGGGTTCGGCTCTGGCGGAGGCGGCGGGTCGTCGCCCTCCCCTGGCTTGAGCAGGCCCTGGTTGACAACGATCTGCCTGGCCGCCTTGACGAATTCATCCATGCCGGGAAGATCAAGAGACTTCAGGAGCATGAGCTGGCCCAGCATTCCGAACGGCCCCGGCTGCTGCGAAAGCGCCTGAGCGGCCTCAGCCAGCTCCATGCGGGCCGTGTCGAAGCTGCGACCAACCGTCACTGTCACGTCGTACTTTCCGCGCGACAGGTCGTTGATGATGTGGACCTCGCCGGTCTGCTCATCGATGGTCGGGCGGTTGATCTTGATGTACTTCTCGGCGTTGTCGTCGCCCAGGATGCGGATGGACCGCTCGGCGTCGTAGTAGGCCGGGATCGCATCGACAAGAATCTCGCCCAGCCGCTTCAGTGCCTTAACCTGGTTGTCGGTGTAGACGAAGTTGGCGGTCTCGCCCTCGTTCTGTCTGGCAAGAATGGCGCGGCCGCTGGTTTCGTTCGAGCGAGCGCCCATGCTGGCATCGTAGATGCCCGTGACCATCTTCAGCTCATCAGTGGCGATGCTGGCGAGCTGAACCAGCGCGGTTGGGAGCTGCGACATGGGCTCGCGCTGGGGCGAACCGCTCGGCGCATTCGGGTCAGCGTTGTACAGCAGCACCGGGGGATCGTCGTAGCCAAGTCGCTCGTAGTACGACTCAAGCCCCTTGATCATCGTCGGCGTAGCTTTGAGCGGGTTGTTCGGCAGCTTTGCCACCACCTCAACCAGCGACGACATCTCGAAGTTGTGGATAGTCTGCGCATCCCGGGCAAAACGGGTCATGCCGCTGTAGATCTGCTTGCCATCAATGGTGAGAAAGTCGCCCCACTGGATGACGAAGGGGAACATTGAGCCGCCCCACTTCGTCGGTTCCTCCAGCTTGCCAGTGCCACATACCGGGACCGAGTAGATTTCGTCGCACTCGACCTCACGCTGCTGCTTGATCAGCAGGCCCTGGGCCGCAGACTCGTCAGCAATGGGATCGAACTCCTCGGCATCCACGACCGTCCCATCGGTCAGCAGGTAGATGCGCTTCTTCTTCGGCTCCTTGTACCAATACTCGGCGATCCTTACCCCATCCTCAAACCACCACTCACGGTCAAGCTCATCCATCCCAGTGGTGGTGAAGTCCACCATCGGCTTGTTGGGCCAGCGGCGCTTGAACTCGGACTTCGGAATGACCTCGGTGATGAACCAGAAACGGGCATCGGAGCGGTCGAACTCACGCGCAGCCGAGTCACACCACACTGTCAGAGGGTCGTTGACCGTCTTGATCTTCAGGCACTGATCAAAGCTGTCATTGCTCTCGTACTCGGAGACAACGCGCAGGACGCCGTAGCCGCCACCGGCCGCCCACTGGAAGGCCGTGTCATAGGCGTTCTCGGCTCCCGACTGAACCTCGATGTTCTTGATAAGGCCGTTGTAGACCTCTGCGGTCTCTACGTCGTTGTCCTCGACTGCCCTGACCTTGATTTGCGGCTTGTTCTTGAGCTGCTGCCCGGTCACCCGGCGGATCATCTGGCGCAGCTGATTGAACTCGTAGCAGGGCTTGTTACGGCGCTTGGACTTCAGGTGGTTGTCCCACTGATGCCCGGACACGAACGCGAACTGCATGTCCTCGCGTACCTTGCGGCGCTGCTCAGTATCGAAGCTGAAGCATTCGCTAGCCCTCTGGAGCATCGCGCGCGTCCAGTCGTCGCGCTCAATGCCGCCAGTGTTCTTGCTCTTAGCCATTAGCCGTCCAGGATGCTTGTGCGGCGGCCGAAGCCTACCGGGGAAAATTGGGTTTCGAAGTTCAACTCAGTCACCCTCACCGGGGCGACCGGCTCGGCGAAGGTCAGAGCAACGGAGTCCCATTCATCGGGCGACCTGACGCCGCGGTCCCGCATCTTCTCTTTGCTCTCGATGAGCAGGTAACTGTTCGCGTTGTAGTGGTAACTGGGTCCGCACGCATCAGCCTGAAGGCTGTCCTCGTCGGGGATGTCTGCACCTCCAGGCTGAGAGAGCCAGTCTCTGCTACGCATCCACATTTCCGCGCGCCTGTTGAATGGCCCGGGTCGCTTCTCTCCGCTCGGCAGCACTATTTCGGGCTCTTGCGGCGATCCAGCAAAGTCGATGGGAACGACTATCTCGCTGTAGGGCTTACCCCAGCTAACAAGGAGGTCGTATACGCCAGCGCCAATGCCGCCAACGTCCATGAACACGCGATCAGGCTTGTCACTATCAATGACTTGCTTAATCCAGTTCGCGCCGGCAACCGTATCGAGCTTTGACCTGCTCTCGATCTTTCTGACCTTTCGCCCTTGCCGCCATGACAGTGAGAACCGGTCATTACCGAAGCGCGCCGGGTCTGCACCAACGACCAATGGTCCAATGCCTTCTAGGTTCGCCTTGCGTGCCGTGACCACCTGCTCTGGCTTGATGAAGCTGTCGTGCCCCGACATTTGGAATGCCTCAGCTGCGGTCGCTGGGTACTCCTGCTTGAACAAGACCGGGTCTTTCAGCTCGGCAATCTTGTTGCGGCGCCAAGCCATCTGCTCAAGATCGAGCCCGTATGCTTCCTGGTACTCAACCTCGTCGTCAGACAGCACGACCCCATCGGCAGATTTGCGGTATTCGTCTTGCCAGTACCACGGCACGAAGATGGCGATGAAGTCGCCTATCCCATTCTCGGCGTCCTGCCACTTCAGGTGATAGAAGTTGCCAACGCCATTGGCGGTCGTCTCGAGAATTACCTCGGTCCCGTCCTCATCGGGAACGGCCTGGAGGACGCCAGCTGCATGGGTCTCTGCATGGGGCCAGAAAGCCACCTCTGACCCATGGAACAGCTGAATCGTGCTGGACCGACCAACGCCGCGTGTGCCAGCCGTACCAACCTTGTAGCCGCTGTCCAACTTGTCGAAGTAGAGTTCCTTGGCATTCGCCGCGCCCGTGCTTGGGCGAACCGCTTCAGGGCAATGCTCGTGGTACCTGTTGACCATGTCGAACAGGTTTTGCGTTGCCTGATCCTCGTGGGTGAGGATGAAGGTGCGCAAACCCCTACGCCACGTTGTCCGCCAGTAGAAGCGCCCACCAACGTAGGTGCTGCATCCCTGCTGCCTGCCCTTGAGGATTAGAGCCCTGACCCGCCCAGTTTCAGAGAGCTGCTGTTCAAGTCGATCATGGATGTAACGCTGCGCCTTGTTCAGCGCAAACGGGCGAACCTCACCGGACTTTGTTCTGATCTTTAGGCAGTTCCGAGAGTAGAACTCGAAGTCGGCACCCAGCCGAGCACGGGCTTCACTCAAGTTCACTCAGCCATTCCTCGTGCGACTTCCCGTCAACCGACACATGGCTTTCAGTTCGTGCAAGCTTCGGCACGTGGTACTCAATGGCCTTCAGATAGAGGTCAGCCGCCCCTTTGGGATCAGGCTTGATGCCGCGCTCCTCATCGCCTGACGCGGTCAGGAAAAGCCATTTCTTGAAGTCCGCAGCCATATCCTCAGCGATCAGGCCGATTACCTCTCGGCACTTGGCCGTCGATTTGTTGGGCACTCCCTTCCGGGAGCCGCCACCTGTCTTGGCTCCCTTTGCCATGGCACTCAGTCTCTCTTTGCGATGCGACTATGCAGTCGCTACCAGCTGATACGGCCCGTTGCTCGGGATGTACTGCGCAGTCGGGTACATCGGCGCGTCGCTCACCGTGACCTCGAACTCGTAGTTCTCACGGGAGCCAGAGGCGGTATCGACCGTCGCCTTCACGTAGCCGATGCCCGGGTAGTTGAAGGTCACGTCCACGCAGACATAGCGGCCGTTCTCGCCGATGCCTGCCTTCTCCATGAATGTGATCCACGGCGAGACGCACTCCCATGTCACCTGAGTGATTGTGTCGCCTTCGTCCAGGGCGCCATTGAAGTCCACCTGCAGGCACCGCTTCTGCGACCTGCGCGCCCTGATGGGCTGGTGTTGAGCTGCCCTGTACTTGCTTGCGATGCCCTTGAACAGCCGGCTATTGCTAAGAGGGCAGCATGGCTCTGCTGGAGGTTCCGGTGACTCGACCCAGATGCGGTATGTGCCCGTCGCTTCCAGGAACGTCGGCTCGCCCAGCCCTGGGGAGTAGTCCCAGGCGATGTGCACGAGGCCCTCGGCGCTCTCGCTTAGCTCAACCTGCTCTGCCCCCGCTGGAACTTCGACGGCCCATAGAATCGTCCAGTCCGCATCCGTCCCCACGACATACATGGGCATCTCGTTGACGGGATTGGCGATGGCTACTAACCCCTCAACCGTGTCCCCAGCAGCGCCTGGGCCGTCCCTGTAGATGCAGGCCGCCACGATGGGCGGGATCGGCTCGGAGTAGTCCACACCCCCAGCTGTAAGTGCCTCCCCGGTGTTGAAGTTGCGCCACGATGCGCCATCAAGCAGAAGGTTAGCCATCAGTCTGCTCTGCGTATGTACGGATCACGGCTTGGCAGGCTGCGAGTTGGGAATCGGCTTCGGCTCCGACTCGAACAACAGCTCCCGCAAGCTCTTCTCGGCGTTGGGCTGCCGCATCACGTTCGACGGCGCCGGCTGCGGCTTGGGACAGTAGCCTGGTTTCACAGCCTGCCCATTCCCTGCGCAGCCGGAGATTGCCAGCACGCAGGTCAGCAACAACAGCATCAGCGACGGCCGGGGCCGCAGCGCGCTCTTCCTCATGCTTTGCTCCGATCTCGGCCAACCTGTCGGCCTGGTTGTGCTCCACTGTGCGGGCCGACTGGACCGCGCTGGTCTCGGCCTGGGCCTGCCTTGTCGCCTGCCGGCTCTTCGCCAGGTCAGCCGAGCGGTCGCGCCACTCCCGACCCAGCAGGCAGCCAGCTAGGAACAGCAGCAGGCCGGAGAGGATGTGAGCCCGAGTTATCACTGTCGGCCCTCGCACAACGCCCGCTCAGCTGCGCGGCGGTTGGCCAGCCCCTGCACGCGCTTGCCGCCTGCAAAAACCCATTTGTCCAGTTCGGCACACCAGCTCGGCCCCTGCTCGCCCGCATTGATGCGTCGAACCAGCGTTGAGCGGCAGGCTGCGCCAACGCCGACGTTGTAGGTCCAGCTCAGCACCGCGGCCCACTCCCGCTCACGCAGGGGGCGCTTGATGCACTGGCTCACCCCAAGGAAGTAGCTGCCAAGCTCGCTATTGAGCCGCTCGGCGCACTCTGCCTCGGTGTACTTGCGCTGCTGGATGTTCGTGGTGCTGCCGTAGCAGACCGTCATGACGCCAACCAGGTCGCGGTACGGCTCGGGGGCGTAACCCTCCCACGGCTTTACCAGGGCAGCGGTCGCCAGCAGGACGCCAGCGATCGAGCCGCCGATGACCTTAGCCTTGGCCGACACGACGGAATCTCCCCACAACCCAGCGCACAGCGCCAGCGACAGCTGCCAACCAGCGCCTGCCGTTGTTCGTCAGCAGCTGGGCTAGCAGGCCAGCCGTGTAGATGATCGACAGCCACACAAGCAGCGACTGCGGGTCGATCTGCCCTGTCTTGCTTGCGACCGCGACGACAGCCGGCGGGGCAATCTTTACCGCGCCGATGCTGAAATCGACGAATTCGCTCTTCATTTGGCCCCCTGTGGGCATAAAAAAGCCCCGACCGGGGCCGGGGCGCTACTTTGCTCGCGCGTAGGATGGGGTCAAAAGTGTTGCACCATCAATGCAACACTTAGGCGGCATCCTTTGACAAGGCCGCAGCAAGCTCTCTGGCAGCCTGCTGCTCCGCATCCCGCATCTGATCCAGCATCCAGAGGTACACGGGCCTCCACACGCGCTGGTAGACGGACACGTCCCGCCCGATGGCCTTTGCCCTACGGCGGTCGCTCACCGGGACGATGCCTCTGCCGCTGCATTCTGTGCAGACCCGCACCGTCTCGCCTACCAGCCGCTCACCACGCCCAGCGCATGCCTCGCAGTGGTTCGCCTTGGCAATTTCGGAAAGGACCGCGCCGGTCAGCGTAGGGAGGCTGTCCATCGTGGACTTGGGCCAGCACTGGGCCTGCACCTGCTCGTACCGACTGCGCGCCTGATCCAGTGCCACTCGCTGCTCATGGGTCATGCCCGACCCGCTCCAGGCTGCGGCCTGCTTCGCCAGTTGGAGGTCCAAGCCCGCCTCCCATAGGCGGTTCCTCTGCCGCCGAATCTCGGGCTCAACCAGGGCGATTACCGCATCCCGCAGCTTGTGCCGTCGCAGAGCAGCCCCATCCGGCCACCAGCACGCTTCCAGGACTTCCCGCCCAAGGCCCGCCGGGATCATTCCCAATGCGCCGGCAATGTCGATGTTCGTCAGCTCAGGGATGCCCCCACCTCGTCCAACATCGAGCCGGACGTTGGAAGGGTTCAGCCGGGCCAGCTTCTCGCGGGGATCAGTCATTGGGGCCTCCAGTAATTCGGAACACGACCTGCCCACCCTTTCGCGGCGTGTCGCGCACGTATGGGTGGCTTACGAACCTCTTGTCATCGATGCCCAGGGCGTCGGCAATGCCATCCCTGTACGGCTTGCACCTGGCTAGCATGTTGTCGTCGTCGGGCAGCCGGCGGGTCGGCGGGTAGAAGTCGATCCAGAGGTGAAGCCTCCCTTCTGGCAGAGGCGCCCCCTTCCACCCGGCCGCTAGAGCCTCGCCGAGCGACAACTCCCGCGCGCCCTTCGCCGCCTTCGCCTTGCGCGCCCAATGGACCCTCCCATTCGGGGACAGGTCTTTGTGCGGCCACGGGAGTACCAGGTCCTTCACCCCAGCACCTCCAGCCCACCAGGCAGCGCGAACACCAGCCGCCCCTCTCGCCGCATCGGGGCCGGCCGCCGCGATAGCTCCGAGCCAACATTGCTGGTCCGGATTCGGCCGTCAGGCTCAGCCTGGAGCTTGACTGGCGCAAGGATCGTGCCGAAGGGAGTATCTACCAGAAGGTGAGGGATAGCGCCCTCTCGCGTCAGTGTTGCGCTCACCTTTTCACCTCGATGATTCCGTGTTCGAACAGGCGCGGCAGGTACAGACCGAAGGCTCTATCCCACTCTGCAAATTTCATCTCCCGGTCCATCGAGCGCCCCTGATCCAGTTCTCGATGACAGGAGCGACAGGCAGGGATGTGGAAGCAGTCATGCGCTTTCAGTGCCCCGCCCTTCCCGTGCTTTGACTGATTGCTGTGCGCTGGTTCGCCCGCCCCACCCTCGCAGCCGGGGAAGCGCAACATGCACTCAAACTGATAGGAGGCGTCCAGTAGTTTTCGGTCCCGGTAGTTCATGTCATCAACCTGCAACCATCGCACGTGTACCCATGCGCATCGGCGTAGTTCTCGCCGTTCGGCCCGATACCGCGGCCTGCGCGAGTGCCGCAGCGGTCGGTGAACCACGGGTAGGACCACCGCAGGATCGGCTTGATTCCTTGGAAGCGCCCAGTAGGCATCCAACGCCCGGCAAACGGCTCCCGGTTGTAGCAATGCGGGATCATGCGGCCACCCGGAAGTCGTGCGGGTTGAACCCGAGTCCCAGCAGCACCACGTCGGACCACTGCACACGCTTGGCACGCAGCCCCTGTTCCTCCGGGTGATCGCCGATCTGAAGCGCAACCGTGATGGCGTCAGCAGCCTGCGTCTTGGACAATTTCAAGCTCGAGCCGCCAAGCATGATGAAGCCTGCCGCGCCCTCGCCCCGGTCAATCGCCGGCATCATCCGCCAGCCGAGAACGGTCCCACACAGCATGTGCCGCCAGTCGTCCTTGCTCAGTCGGTTTCCATGCCAATGCAGTTGCGCAGCAAGGTCGCCGCAGACAGCGTTGAGCATCCGGCGCTGCTTGTCCGTCATGCCGGTCGTGCCCTGGACCTTCCAGTCTCCGGTGGTATCGTTCTCAGCCATGGCGCACCCCCCTCTCCGATTCGTGCAGCAGCCGACCCGGGACAAGCTCAACAACAGGCGGCGCCGGATGCGGGCTGATACGCGCCCACTCGGCCTCTACGGTCTCCTTCGCAGCCCGTTCCATGTCGGCCCAATGCTCAACAACGAAGGCGCTGCTGTAGAACCGGAACTGATCTTTTCCCGGGTACTGGCACACCGCAGTCCAGTGGATGGGGTCAGCCATCGGCCCTCTCCAGCTTCACAAGTTCCTGCTGCAACATGCAAAGTGCAAGGAAGCCGCCGTTCTGGAAACTCTGGCTGCCCCCGTGGGACTTGATCTCCTCTGCAACCGAGCGGATGGCAGATTCGATCCGGCCAGCCTCCCGCTTAGCCGCCAGCGCGTAGCCGGCCGCGTCCAGAAGTTCCTCAGCCATGTTCTGCAACCACTCAGCATGGCTAAGGTCTTCACGGTCCAACGTGGCTTTGTACTTCTTGAGACCAGCAGCATCACGCACCTTGAGCAGATCGATAAGCGCCTGCGTGGTGTTGGAAACGGTCATGCCTGCCCCTCCTCCGCGCGGGCGGCGTCGGCTGCATCCTTGGCATCGTCACGAAAGCTCTGGACTACTTCGGCGAGCAGGTGCTTCTTCTGGAAGTACTCATCCGCGTAGGCTCCCCAGTCCTCAATCTCGTTGGCAGCCTCTTCAAGACGGCCTCCCGCCACCGCCAACATGGTGGATAGTGCATCCCGATCAGCCACTGCCGCATCACGCTCTGCCATGACCTCTCTATGACGTGCCTGTAGCGCCATAAGAATAGAATTCAAGTCATCACGCTCTTCCTGCATCTCCTTACGCTGAAACTCTGCAATTGAGAGCATGGTTTTCAACTCGCCGATTTGCTTGGTAAGCGCGTCGATGGCGGACTGTTCGTAGAGTGGTTCCGGGTTGGCCGGGCGGTTCGCCCATGATTCCAAGCTGTATGACCACATCCGATCATGTCCGCTCTCGGTGCGCTCAACCCACGCCACCGGCTTGATATCGTTCTCGCTCATGTCAGGCTTCCTTGTCGTCGCTTATGGATTCGATCATCTGTTGCAGCTCCGTCTGGAACTCCACGTCCCCTGCGGCAACCTTGGCGACGACCCTGAAGTGCATACCGATAACTGCGAAGTACAACTCAACGTTTCCGAAACGCTTGTCGTACTCGACTCTGAATGCAACAAACGAGAAGTCCACCCATGCTGCCTTCCACGGCATGAGGACGGCTTCCCAGTCATTCCATGCCTCGACACTGATCCGATCATTCAAACTCATCGCCGCATCTCCCTATCCCGTTCGTTCCATCCAGCACGCCATTCGGTGCGCTGACCGGCTGCCTCGTCTGTGATCCCGTAGCCTGGACAACTGTTGATGCCCCGGCCTGCCTCGCGCGCCCAGCGGCCAAACTGCCGCGGACGGATGCGTTCAACCTTCAACCCGCCTTGCGCTCCGGCATGTGCAGCACGCCCGGACGCCGCGCCTCCATCGCTCTGCTGTGCAGCACACGCACTCGGTGCATCAAGGCCGCTGCGAACACCACGGACACCTGCATTGCTGCCGCTATCTCGTTTGCGTTGCATCCCTCGCGCTCCAGTCGGAATACGTCAACGTCAGACAGTGCGATGCGGTCCATCAGTGCGCCCTCCGGAGAAATGCCTCAAGCTCAGCGGCAGCCTGCGCGGCACGCTCCGGGCTCGCCTTGATCGGCTGCTTGGTCAGCGCCAGCTGCTCGCGCGGCGGCATCGCATCCATGAAATCGGCAGGCGACGGCCACTGCCTGCGGTTCTTCATCAGCGTCACGAAAGACTTGCGGAATCGCGGCGCGTCCAGCTGCCTATCCCACACGCGCCCGTCAGTAACCGCCCGATACCACGCCATCGCCGTTCCAGCGATCATGTCCGCCGCCGGGGTCCGGTCCAGGCTCAAGCAGAGCAACTGGCTCAAACCGTCCAGAATCTCGCTGTGGATCCACTCGATTTCCATTCTTCATGCCCTGCAATGTTTGGATGGCGGATAGGGTCTTGCTCGGCGGCGATGCCGCGGGATTAGCGCCCGCTAGTGCAGGGCCGGCTCGCTCGTGCGGTTTCAGCCAATCGGCTTGCAGTCCCTGCGATCCTCGGGCGCACCACACCGCCAGGAACGCGTCTAGCGGCATAGCGGCCTTTCGAGCTTCTGCCCTCGCCTGCTTCAAAACCGTCTCCGTCACCGGGGCCTTCTTCGCCTTGCGCAGGGCCGTCCAGTCATCCCAAGTCTGTTCGGCAACGTCATCAGGACGGACAACCGCGGGAGCACGCTTGCGTGCGCTCTCTCCTGAACGTAGTGAAGGAGAGATATTGGTGTCTGGTGTCTGGTGAGCTTTCTGCTGGGTTCCATTTTCAGAACCCAGCAATATCCCGCTGGGTTTTGCATGGGTTACATCTTGGTTATTCTTCGGCGGCCTTCCGCCTTTCTTGCCATTCTGACGAGCGCTCTCAATGCGAACCTTTGCCTTCGCAATCTCTTCCTCAACGCGCCCGTTAACCCAGACGTTTTCTTCAAGCCGGAAGAACTCATTGAGAACAGCATCAACAGCGCTCCGCTCTTCGTCAGTCCGTGCGCGGGCAACGCGGTGTGCCTGGTCTGCCGGGATGCCCTGCTCAGTCGCGTAGTAGCGGTCCAGCAGTAGGGTATAGACGCCATGCTCCAACAGGCTCAGATGGCCTGTATCCTTTGCGTAGTCTCCGAGATGGCGCTCGTAGTAGTTCACCCGGCAAGCTCCAGGTCGCACCGCGCGCAGTTCACCGATCCGGAAGCACGCGGGTATTCCTCGCAGTGTTCGCACAGTGCGGGACGCGCAGAGACAGGTGAGTAAGCGAGGGCTCGCGCAATCGCTGCATCGCGCTGGGCCTGCTCAAGCTCGGATGCGCGGTCGAATTCGTCAGCCATTGTTCACCCCCTGCGGGCGGGCGGCGAGCGCGTGTTCGATGAAGGCGGCGGCTTCCTCCATGGTCTGGCCCTGGAGGGTGTTCTTGTTGTCGCCATGCTTGGCGTAGCGCCGGAGCCGGCTCAGCGTCCCTTGGATTCCCTCGGCGCAGTGGTAGTGCGTTGCCGGCCCATCCGGCGCGGCGCGGCGATTCCACGCTTCCAGTGCCTCCATGGTGAAGTCGCCCTCAGTTGCGTCAGCGCCGAAGCCCGGGCCTTCGGCCGAGCAGCCTTCGCAGATCACATGCGCATCGACAAGCATGCGTTCCCCGACTCTCAGCGTTGCAGCGCAACCGCAGAACGGGCAAGGAAGCAGCTCCCGGGCCTGCTGCATCAGGTCAGCCATTGCCTCTCTCCTTCCTGCCAGAGTCGCGTAGCCAGCCGGGAGCCCATGCGCCCCACGGATGCGGCTTCTTGCGCTTGTTCGCCTTCTTGCTTGCGTCGTAGTTGCGGATGGGCTTCATGGCTCTTTGTCCTCGCGGGGCCGCTTCAGGCCCTCAAAACTGACTACCTCCCCTGGATAGGTCGGTAGCTCGCACATCTGCCGAAGTTCGTTCTTTGCTGCCAACTCGGCGACCTCTTCAACGGTCAACCCGAGTTCCCTTGCCAGTTCGATCAAGGGCGCAAGCTCGCGCTTGCTCAAATGCAATGTCTCCACAGGCCCTCCTCGGGTCCTGATACCGCCCTTCAGGCAACGCCGGGTTGACGGATACGCTTCGCCTGCATTGCAGAAACACCGCTCAAAACGAGGTCTCGGAGAAGCACTGCACGCTGCCTTCTGTTGTAGCGGGCAAGCGCCTCGATCAACGCCAGTTCGTCGTCGTTGAAGCGAAGCTTCACTTCGTTGTCTCGAATGTGGGTGGGGTCGGCGTACATAGGTCAATCCATGGAGTCAGTGATGTTTGTTGAAACAACTGCGACCAACGTGGTCCAAATCGTTAGGAATGAGGGCTCGGTCTATGCCGTCCGCTGGAATGGCGTGCGCCATGTCGTGCGGCTTCTGCGGGGGCCGTAATGCCGGCCACGGGAAAGGGCGTCCGTCTGCCGGTAGGATTGGAGGGAGTTGAGGCCCCAACCACTACCGGAGACGGACATGGACAACGAATCGAAAGGAAAGCTGATCGCGCTGGAAGCCTTCATCACGGAGATCCTTCTGACGATGGATCCCGCACAGGCGAACAGGGTTCTTTCTGCGGCTCAGGCTGCATGCCAGCGGGAGAGCCAGGATCTGGTGACTCACTCTTCCGGCGTTTGGAACAGAGTTCGCCGTCGCGTGCCTGTCGCATAAGACGATCTGTATCCGAGATCATCGCCCTGACCTCGCGCTCCACCCAAGAGAACCAATCGTTCTCTTGGGGGAGCCCAAGCCAGCGGCGGACAATGGATCGCAGGTCAGGCAGCATCGGCCTTCCCTCCCTACTGCATGGGTTCCGGCGCCGGGCCGAACACGTCGGGGCGCAGGTCGTGGCGGGAGACCTTCCCGTCGCTCGCCTCATCAAGACGGCGGGCCAAGGCCCCATCAAACCGCTGACCTTTGCTAAGGGCCTTCCGAAGGTATCCGATGGTGGTCCCGGCCCTTTTGGCATAGTCGGCCTGAAGGGCCGTAGACAACGTACCGAGGTAGTTCCTGAGGGTATCCATGTGATCAGGATACCTTTTGGTAACCGTGTGTCAATACCTTTTGGTCACTTACCGGAAGGTAACGGACACTTGTCTCATGGCTGCTGATGACACCCCAACTGTTGCCGCAAGGCGCGTCCGACTCCGTGAGTGGATTCGTGAGCGATTTGCTGGTTCACGCAAAGCATTCCTTGAGGATGTCGCCTCCCGTGGAGGGGAACTTGACCCAACAGAGGTATCAAGCCTCCAAAGTGGAAAGAAGTCTTTCGGGGAAAAGAAGGCTGAACAGATCGAGATCGCAGCGGGGATGCCTAAGGACTACCTGGTTCGCCCTCTGGCGGACGATAGTGATCCATGGGCTGATGTCACGGGCTACTCCCAGGCGGCAGGCCTTGGATCAGGCCCTGAGGCCCAAGAATGGGCGCAGACCCATAAGCTCAAGTTCCGGCGCGACTCACTATCCAGGAAGCGGCTAAACCCCAAGCATCTTGCCGTCATGTACGGCGCTGGGGACAGCATGGAGCCCTACATCCGGGCTGGTGATGCCATCCTTTTCGATACGACCGACACGATCCCCAAGAACAAGGGCATCTATGTGCTACTTGTGCCAGGTGCAGGCAATGACGAGTACATGGTAAAGCGGGCCATCGTGAGCAAAGGGGAAACCATGTTTGTGGCGGACAACCCGGATGGCGACCACAACTGGAAGGAGCCACGTCCGCTTACCGACGGTATGCGCGTCGTTGGCCGCGTGCGGTGGACGGGCGGCTGGGTGAAGTGAACTAGGACTAGTTTCTGCTACAGGAATGGAGCTGGGGTGAGGGACGGCAATGTACTTTGCTTACTTTGATGAGACCGGCGATACAGGCATGGGAGACAAGTCTCCGAGCGGAACGTTTGCTCTATCTTGCCTTTTGGTTCACGACTCGAATTGGCTTGCCGCGCTCGATCAGACAATTGCATTCAGGCGGTACCTAAAGAACAACTTTCGCATCTCGGCGCGATCAGAGCTCAAGGCCCATTGGCTGATCCACAACAAGGGTGGAATCAGAGATGCCCAGCTGAGCTATCAGGCACGTATGGCTGCTTATAGATCAGCGATGAGGTTTCAACGGAAGTGTGGTCTGTTCACCTCGTTCACCATCCTGATCGATAAGAACAAGATCATGAAGAAGAACACTGACGTCCGCGACTACGCCTGGGGATATGCCATCCAACGCCTAGAGAGGTTTGGCACCGGCAAGAAA